GTGCTGGACGCCCTACGCTTGCTCAGCGCCTCGGCGTTGCGGCCCGTCTTGCGCGTGACCTCTGCCTGATAGCGGTCCTTGCCCGCCGTCGTCTCGGCTTCCGCCATCACGAGAAGCTGGTCCATTGTTGCTTCCCTGATCGACTTCTCGCGGATCGCCCGCGCGCTGCCATCGCTCATGCTGCCGCTCGCCGCCTGCATGGTTTTCTGAGAAGCGATGATCTCGTCTGCCTTCTGGCGGATGCGTTGGGTGTTGTAGGTCGCAGCCGCCATCGTATCCTTGGCGCTCTGGTCCATCTGGGCAGCTTCAGCGTAAGCCGCCTCTTTCTCCATCCGGCCCTGAACCTTCTGGGCCTTCGCGTCTTTCTGCGAGCCGACAATGTCGAAGACAAAACTCATGGCTTCAGAACCCACTCATCGCTATCGTCATTGAGAGGCACAAACCCCAGCCAGCGCAGGTATTCAGCCGATCGACTGACCGTGGGATCGGCGTCCGCTATGATCTGCTCGACGCCCGCCGCGAACACCTGCTCGAGCGAACGCTTCACCTCTTGATGAACCCCAGCCGTGCATCCTGGCCGGCGCGCAAATGCGGCCCGCCAGACAGCGTTCTCATCCAGGTAGGCCATCGCAAGGGCGACAAGCTCGCCCCCATCCAGACGTGCCGCAAAGCCCGTTATCCGCTCATCCGGGGGATAGCCCTCGATGCCACCCCATTCCCGGAGATGATCCGTCGAGATTTCCTCGAACCTCATCGGTTCACGTTCAGCCGCGGCACAAGGCAAAGGATCGTCTGCGGGCCGACGCCGGTGAACTCAAGGCAAATCCTGGCGTCCCGCTCCCAGCTACCATCGATGGGGTACTCGCGGTCTTCCGAGAGGATGGTCAACGCGGTGTCGTAGGAGCCGCCCGAGGTCTGGTCGGCAATGTAGTTCCAGCCGACCCGCCTGCCCGTCGCCGGGTTGATCTCGGAGCTGAACGAACGGCCCCAGCCAATGCCGCCCGACATCGTCTCATGCACGATAAAGCCAAGCTTATCAGGCTTCTTGTAGTCGATCAGCGGCAACTGGCGCGGGCCTTTGTACTTGCCCTGATAGCGATAGCCGACGATCGCCTTCGTCACCTGGTAGGTCAACGTGACCTCGCCATCCGCGTCAACGGTCAGCGGGCCAGACACCCGCCCATTGCCCCAGACATAGACGCTCTCGCCAATCAGGTGATCGAGGCCCGCCAGCGTGCTTGTCGCAGCGCCATCATAGCTTTCCGCACAATCCAGCCGCCATGCGTCTTCCGCATCGGCCCACTGCTCAGCCGCGAGCTTCTCCACATAGCGCCGTGTCTCGCCCTGCACCGTTCGCTTGGTCGAGAGGTAAACGTGATCCTCTGGCGTACCCGGCACGACGCAGACGCTTTCGATCTCCGCAGCCGTCCCGCATGGAACCGTCCGGCAGAACGCGCCGATCCGCTCGTCCAGGTTGATCAGCATCACCACGAGCTGCCCATCGTCCCGAACAGCGTAGAGGCGGGGCTCAGGCTCGCTCTGGTAGGCCAGTTCGACAAACTGCCCAGCCACACCGCCCGCGATCCGCGAATGCAGCCGGCACAGGTTCAGAAGCTCGAATTGCTGTTCGCCCGCGTCCACCAGGTAGAGCTTGCGCCCTGCCCGATGGATATACACAGGCGCATCGTCCACAATGACCGCATCAGCATTGGCAGCGCCCCGCTGGCGCCGCATCCGCGCACGGGTATTGCCCGGCGTCATCACCTCATCGAACGAGCCGGTCGAGATATCGCCAACCCCGCCGCCCGTACCAACGATCAGGCCAGACAGGGACTTGAGCCAGCGGGCTTCATTGAGCGGACCTGGAATCGACCCGTCGATCACATCGTCATCGTCAGGCCCGAACGGGAAGCTTTCGTATAGCTCGGGCGAGGACTGCCAGCGCCGACCGTCCCGGATGAAGGCAAGCCGCCCCTGATGGAGAGCGACCGCATCCGGCCAGCCGTAACGATCCGACCATGACCCGCGCGCCCATTCGGATGTCGCCGTCAGGGCTGCAAACGGCTCCAGCACGTCAACCGTAGCCGCGTTGTCCGCAGTTACCGAGAAGATCCGCGCAATGCCCTCGGTGACGCCGCCCGAATAGATCACCTCCAGCGCAGGCGCACCGCTGGTATAGGCCGATACCCGAAGCCGGTAATAGACGATCTGCCCGTCTAGTCCGTCAGCAATCACCTGGTTCGAAACGGCGCTCGTATGGGTCGCAACCGTGACCCAAGAGGCCGTATTGCCGACGCTGCGCTCAAGCACGACCGTCGCCGTGAATGTACCCGTGACCGAGTAATAGAAGGTCCGGCTCGCGCCCGACCCTGATACCGTAATCTCGTCCGTCTGGTCATCCAGCGCGCCAGCCGTCAGGCTTTCGAATTGCCCAGACTGGCGCAGCATGATCAGCGAGTTGGCGTCCGTGGTCTTGAATGCAGGGCGTGATGCCGTAATCGTCGCCGTTCCCGTCCGCGCGCTCGGCGTCATGGTGATGCCGCTCAGGTCATCCGCCTCGAATGGCCCATCTGCCGGCGCAAAGCGGCGAAGGCTCCACGAGGTATTCGATCGGCGCTCCAGCACCCGCGGCTGGTAATCGCCGTGCGCCCACCATTGGACGTCCAGGCTTTGCTCCGACCGCAGGCCCGGAAGGTCCGCCTCCGTCCACGGCGAAGCGATGCTCAGCTCGGTCGCAGCCGACGTCGTGAAGTTGTAAAGCCCCGCCTCCCCGACCTCCTGAAGCTGGAACTCGATGTAATAGGGCGAGACGCCAGGCGTGAAGCTGACGACATGGACGCCGGGCCGGAACTCGGTGTCCTCGTAGATGTCCTGATCGCCCGATGCAGCGCCGACCCGAAACACCAGAGGCCGACGCGTGGTCAGAAACTTCAGCGATACCTCATCATCAGGCGCCGTCGTGGTGAGCGTGACCCGCCCGACCGCGTAGGTTCCCGCCTCGCAGTCGAAAGTTCCGCCATTCGATCCATCTGGCGTGAAGGTTGACGCCATCAGACTACCGCCTCAAGGATCGCCCGCGCCGCGGCAGTCAGCTTCTTGCCGCTCATCTGCAACATCACGCGCGCGATCTTCCCTGCCTCAACGGGTTCTGCCTGTGCAATGTCATTGGCGTAGATCGCCTGCACCACACTGCGGCGCGGCTCGGCATAGGCCCATGCGACCAGGACGCCTTCGGCAGACCAGTTCGGGCTCCACCCCTCATGCGCGCACAGCTCGCCGCGGATTGCGTCTTCCTCTGCTTCCAGCGCCCCGCCAGACAGGCCGGTGAGCCGCGACTCCTGCGCCTGCAACCAGACCATGACGCCGCAGGTGTCTGGCCGGTTGCGCGATTGGTGATGGGCCACCACCCGATCAATGAAGCTCATGAGATCAACTTGATGGCGCTTGTTCCGGACGCCCCGTTGGTGTCCGTCACGGTGATCGTGTAAGTGACAGGGTCATCGGTAGAGTTGACGAAGGCAAGAAATCCGTCGCTGGCCGATTGGTCATCGACTGTGCCGGAAATTATGGTGATCACGGCAGGGCTGATATAGTCGCCATTCCCGCCAGTCGCCGTGTAATTGCCCAGCGCGTAGTATGTTTCACCACCCTTGACGAAATTCTGCCAAATGGTTTCGGTCACTTCGACAACAAGCGCGCCGCCGCCAAGCGGAGGATCGCCGCCAGATGACGGAGCCCCGCTCACGTCTGCGAATGTCCCGATCGTGGCCGGCGCGCCTTCCAGCGCCACATAGCCGTCGTCATAAATGAACCGCATCGCGCCCGCGCCGATCTCGAGCGCAAACGACAGATCCTGGCTGAACGACCACGGACGCAGGATCACCTGGCCCAGCGCCATCCCGATATACTTTGTCCCCGGACGCAGCGACATGCCGCCATCCGTGAACAGGTACAGGTTCTCCATCGTCTCAGCCGTCTGCGGCGCGACATCGAGATTGACCTGCGTGAGCGTCTTGCTATCGACCTCGCCGCCCGTGAACGAGACGACCGGGATCTTGGAACTAGCCATTCTCGCGGCGCCCATTGCTGTAGCGCGTATCGAACCGGCCTACCTGCCAGCGCGAGGGAGGATCAGGCAGGCGCGGGTTCTGCTGTGCGTCCCAGTTCTTCGCCGCCCGCATCGTCCGGATCGTCTCGCCCTTGATGCGATCCAGCCGCGTCTCGTCGCCATTCGTGACCGGGGCCACGGCAGATGCCAGTTCCGCCGACAGGGCGTCAGCAAACACCTGCGGCCATGAGCCTTCCTGTGTCAGCCAGTCGCCCGAAATGTACTTGAGCCAGGTCGTGTCCGAGTTGGTCAGGATGCGCCCGCCCCGATCCTCGTAAGACAGGCTCGAATAGCGAGCGTCCATATTCCCCGCATCGTTGGCGACACGGACAATCCGCCAGCATTTGTTCGGCTTCAGGAAACCATACGCCCAGCCGTCCGGCGTCGGTTCGGACGCCGTAAGCTGGACGGTCGTGGTGCAGAAGTTCCACGGGTGCTTTTCGAACAGCAGCCGGCACTTCTCATCGTACCGATTGCGGATGCGAACGACCCACGTATCCTCTGACGTGGTCGGCGTCAGGCTTTCAGGCTCGCCCAGATGGTTGAGCGCAGCGTTGATGACACCGCCCTTCGAGGCCATGACTATTCAGCCACTTGCTCGGCGGGGCTTTCGGCCTGCTTAGGCTGTCGGCCAGGTTTGCGGCGCACGGTGACAGCAGCGACGCTATCGACTGCGGCAGCTTCCGCGGCGCGCTGTTGCTTGTGGCCTGCGAGCTGGAACACCTTGATCGCAGCTTCTTCGCGCGTCGAGAAATCGCCCTGAATGGCGTTGCCCTGATAGAATACTGTGTGCTTGCCCGTGTGGCCCAGATACTTGATCTCGTATCCGGCAGGCAGGTCGTCCACTTCGAAATGGTCGAGGAAGCGCTTGCGGGTCACGATCATGTTGAGCCCGGCTGGAATGGCGCGGACGAGAAGCTCGCCCCACCAAGACATATCCTCGGACTGCACCTCGATCACATCGCCCACGCGGATCCTGCCAGCGTGGAAGCCGAAATACTCAGGCCGCAGCACGTCCTCGGCGTTGTGGCCGTCTGGAATCATCGCAAGCCAGTAGCCGCGATGGGCATTGTCGCGGTCCATGACGAGCGCCTTGCTCGGGCAGCGAACGGGATCGTGGGACATTGTCTCTCCGTTGAAGGAAATACGCGGGAGCCGAAGCCCCCGCGCATCAGTTGTCGTTCGGTTAGGTGTTCGTCACGACCACTGCCGTGCCGTCCGTGAGGTCGGCGGCGCCCGCGGTCGAGATGCCGAGGACGTTGTGCAGCGTCACGCCAACGAGGACGTTCGCCGTAGCAGCCGCCGTCAGCTTTTCAGCCTGCGTTGCCGGGATCGCCGTGGTCCAGCGACGGACGACGACGATGTCGCCCTTCTCCATGCCACGCGGGTTCGCTGCCGGTTGGGCGGCGTCCGAGATGTAGCCGATCGCATAGACCGTCGCGATGGCGTCCACGGTGTCGTAGAGCCACATATTGAAGCCGACCGTGCCGCCAGCGCGAAGGATGCAGGTCAGGTCTTTGGAAATATAAGCCATGTGAGTGTTCTCCTGAACCTGGGCTTAAGCGAGAGCGGCGGTGTCGTTGTGGACGATTTTGATCACGCCACGCGGAAGAGTGACCGCGCACGCGTGCATCGCTTCGAAACGGACGCCGGCGTAATCGTCTTCATCGTTCTCGAACAGGATCGCCTGCGGCTCGCCCGAAAGCATGTGGCCGATGGAGTTCTTGTGGAAGATGAAGTTGTTCGACGTGGCAGTGCCGTTGCCGGTGAGGCCCGTGTGGGTGAACCAGTTGACGCCCATCCAGTTGCGGACCTTGAAGCCGATCGAGTTGTCATCGACAGGCTTGACCTCGGTGAAGTCGCGGCTCTTGAACTCGTTGATGCGGAGCATCTGAGCCCAGAAGGCCGGGGTGACGACGCCGTAGACGTTGCCGTCATCCGGCACGTCCTTGTTCCACAGGACCAGCGTTGCGCGCTGGATCACCGCAAGGGTCGAGGCCGTGACCGTGCCGTCCGGGTGGACGACCGAGGTGGCATCGAGCGTGGTCAGGATCAGCTTGTCGATCGCCTTGTTGATGGACGAGCGACCGCGCATGTTCATCGCAGACCGGGTATTCTGGTTGGCGCGGAACAGGTCGAAGTTGTCGATCTGGTACTTCTTCTGCGGCTTGCGCAGGGTCGCCGTGACCTGAGACAGTCCGAGATCCGACTTCGGAACGCGGCCATCGCGGGTCTTTTCAATCGCTTCGTCGCTCGGATCGACAACGTCGAACTTCACAGTCTCGCCGTTGACGACACCCTTGGAGTGAACGGCGACACGCATCTTCGCCATTGTACGTTCGAAGTCATAGGCAAACTCGTCCTGGAACATCGTCCGGAACTGAGCAGTGATTTGGTTGACCATAGGTCTTTCCCATCATGTTTCTGTTTTCATGGTGGGCGATGCCGGACAACGTCATGGGTAGGCCGCAGGATGCGGGGCCATGTCGTTTCCTTGATGAAGCACGGGGCCAGCCGTAGCCGGGTAAGCCGTGGAACGTCGCAGCAAGCCGATCGCCGGAAAGGCTCCTGCCGCGTTCTATCTCTGGTTGGACCGGAGAGCCTGGCGCTTGGCGTAGAGCTGCTCGAGTTCGCCGCCCGCAGAGGACAGCTTGTCGTACTCACGCTTCTGCTCAGACGAACCATGACGGTACGCCTGTATTTCCTTGATGCGGTCGTCCACCGACTTGGGATCGCCCGCCATTGTCATCGTGGCCGAGAACACGGGATCGACAGCCAGCGCACGTCCCGCCGTCGCCATCGCCCGCATGAATGCCTTGTTGTCGCCCAGCAGCGCGCCGTCCTCACCGCGCCAGTTGAGAATGTCCTCGACCTGGTCTGAGCCGAACAGCGCGCCCACAGCAGCGTTCGCGAAGTCCATGTTCAGCTTGTACTCGGTTCCCCACGACTGCTTCAGTTCCTTCTCGGTCGCGACGCGCGTCATCTCCTCAGTCGCCAACTGGTTGGCAACTTCAGCCTCTTTCAGCGCGACATACGCCTTGTGGACAGACTTCACCGTCTCAGGGGACGCAGCCATGCCGCCTTCCGCGTGGAACAGCTCAGTGATCGTCTTGAGGTTGGCCTTGTCGCTGTCGTCGAGCGTCATGCCGGCGGGGAGGATTTCCTTGAGGTCGATCTTGTAACCATCCGCCTTCTCAGGCACGCCCAGCACCTTGGCGAATGCCTTGCGGTCGTCGTCGCTCGCATCCTTGCCCGGCAGCTTGATCCGGCCACTGTCACGCAGCGCCTTCTGGTTGTCCTCGAACGCCTTGTGCAGCGTCTTCAGGTCGGGGAAGCGCTCCAGGCCCTTCAGCGCCTTGTCATCATCGCCGGCAATCGCCTTGCGCCAGTCGAAGTCGCTCGTCGGTTCAGCCGCAGGGGTAGCCTCTGCCTTCGGTGCAGCGGGTTCCGCAGCCTTGGCGGGCGCCGCGGCAGCAGCGGGGGCGGCAACAGCAGGCTTATCGACAACCGGGGCGTCAATTACAGCAGCTTCACTCATCTGTCGGTTTCTCTCCGAATTGGTGGGGTACGCCATACCCCGTCAGCATTCCAACGGTGCGGCCCAGCCAGCGCGCTCCGTCCATCTTGCCGACCTGGCGCTCGCTCGCGTCGTCCTCGGCAATGTCGTCCATCCCGGCAAGCCGGAAGATCGTCTTCAGGGCCAGCTTCTGCTGCGCATCGCTCGCCTCGCCACGCGCAAGGGCGGCAAAGGCCGACGATACGGGCTTGGGCAGTTCGATCTGTGCGCCGTTCAGACGGGTGAGGCTCATCAGGTTGTGACCGCTTGCAGCGCGGCGTCGCTTAGGGCGGTGTTGAACATGGCGACGGCCTGTATGTAGCCGTTGAGCTGCAATGCGAAGCTTGGGTTCGCACCGAATATCAATCGGTTAGGCGTTGCGGGGACCGTTATTGCGCCGGTTGCGGTTCCCGCTACGCCATCGCGCGCATAGTTGGCGCTGGCGGTTGACGCGCGAACGGCGAACTTTGTCGTGGTGTTTGCTGTCAGGGCGGGAGACGTGTTCACGGCCAACTGGTTCACGCCGCCAGCGGTGACTATTGGCTGCACAAGGTTGGTCGTGTTGTTGATGAGCAGCGTGTATCGCTCGGTCGCGGTGCCGTTGTCCAGGTTGATCGCCGCTGTGTTGGTCGCGTAAGTCTCGATCGTGCGGTTGAACCGCACGTATACCGACAGGGGGTAAGCTACGCCCGGCGACGTTATAGACGCGCTCTCAGCGTCACGTTGAACGCTTGCGCCTGTCGTGGGTATCCAGCTTGACGCAGACGATCCCGCTTCAAGCTGCACGTTCGTGATTGAGCCAGAGACTGTCAGGGTCAGTGTGCCAGCAGTCGGCGTGAATGTGAGGGTGACGCGGTTGTTTACGCCCGTCCCGACGAGCGGGCCTGCCGTTGATGTCCCCGTCAGGGTCAGTGTGCCGGTTCCCCGGAAGCTGAGTGTATAAGCGACAGCCGCGACGGTAATGCTTTGAGTGACGCCGACCGCGCTGTTGAGAAACAGGTTTATTCTAGTCTCTTCGATCAGCACGCCCTTGTCAGTGCGGCGTAGCTCTCCGGAGGCAAACTGCACGATGTTGCCTGCAAGGTCTTCCGCCGACCCGACCGTGGCGCGCGTGAAGCTCCATCCAGGCGTGCTGGTGACGGGGCCAACGTCCGCGCCGTTGAACAGCGCGCGGTTGGTGGTGAAGTCCCAATAATGCAGCGGCTGGATGCCGCCGAGTTGAGAGATGGCGGAACTAAGAAATCTCCGCTGGCCCAACACAGAAACCTTCGCGATGCCCGCACCAAGCCCAATCATGCTAATACAGCGCGACCATGTTGGTGGCCGTCGTCGCCGTTGAGTTGACCCGGTTAATACGGATGGGAAGGGTTGTGCCGGTAGGGACGTTCTTGAATACGATAGCCGTACCCGTTCCGGTCATCTGCACTGACACATCGCCGCCGACGCCCACGTAAAGCGCGCGGCTCACAGCGTTGAGCGTCGTCGAGTCGCTCGGCGTCACCACCTCGGCGTTGCGCGCCGGGTGATCCATCGTGCCATCGCCACTATTGTCTGTCGCAGGCATCAGGCAGCTCCCTCATACGCTTGTTGCGCCATCTTGATATTCTCCGGATTGGCCTTGGCCGCTGTCTGCGCCACCATCGCCGCAGTCTCAGCCTCTTCGGCTTCCTGCGTGGCCTTCGCGCGCTCCTCGCGCATGATCGCGACATCCTTCTCAGGGCGCGTCCATTTGGGCGGCAGGTTGGCCTGGCCGTCTCGGATGATCTGATCCACGTTGATGTTGTCCGCAGCCGGATCCTGCATCTGCCTCAGAAGCATGTACTGCTCGATCGCGTCCTTGCCCTCGATGCGGCGAAGGTCGTTGAACGCCTCGGTCAGCGCAGTCTGGAACTCATACCGGAACTCAGCGCCCTGTATCTCCTGCGGCGCCGGCGTGAACACGCCCCAGGGCTCTGCCGGACCCTTTGCGTTCAACATCAGGTCGAACACGCCTTCCATCATCAGCGAGTATTCGCTTTCGATGGGCTCGAACACGGGCGCCGCATCCCGAAGCGCAATCTTGAACCGCTGCGTGAACTCGCCCAGCGTCATCTCACGCTCGGGGACGACAAGCAGGTCCATGAAGAAGGCAATCGCCGCTTCCTGGTTCTTGCGGTCGATATACTCCACCGCGTACCGCGGCTCGCCTACCTCGAGCGTCTGGATCGGGTTCTTGCCGTCCTTCAGGTATTCCGTGTCGATATAGGTGACGCCGTCCGAGTCGAGCCTGATCTCGCCCATGATACCATCGTCAGGGGCCACGCGCGGAGGCGCGACCTTCATCTCGATGCCCTTGAGGAGCGATGCCTCGGCAATGTTCAGCGTCCGGCCATCCGCCAGAGCAACCGATGCAGCAGGGCTCCAGGCATAGGGCTGGCCCGGCACAAGCTCCCAGCGCCGCACCGAGTACGGGAACACGTCGAAATAGCCTTCGGTGATCCCGCACTCCTTGGCGTCTACGCCCATTGCAATGTAGATCGAGGCGTACTTCGCTGTCTTGCGCGGCTTCTCGCCCTCGCCGTACTCGTAGACATCGATCGGCATCACACAGCGCCGGACCTCGACCTTCATCTGGCCGTTCGTGGCGTTGCGGTCGTCCAGCTTGTCCTTCCACTCCTTCGGAAGGTTGTCCTTGCCGAACAGGGCGACAGCCTGCTCCAGCGTTACCGTCATCTTCTCGTGCAGCTCGTTGACCCGGCCATGCTGGTCCTCGGCCCATGCACAATCGCGCAGCCGGCAAGCCTGGAAGATCACCCCGACATTGATGCCACGCTCGACCCGATAGCCAAACTTGGTGACTGCGTTCCCATAGGTCGCCCAATCGCCATCAGCATGGGCCATAGCGCGGGAGAAGTTCGCAGGCGCTGCATAGATCGCATTGCGCTGCTTCTTCGTGGTGTCGTCGGACCAGTACTTGACGTTATCCTGCTCCATCATTTCTTCGGGCATGACGGAAAGCTTGAACCACTGCTGCCCTTTGGGCCGGGTCATGGTCCCGATGCGGTCCTTCAGCTTGCGCCGGAGGATCTGGGGCTGCGAGGTGAACAGCCCGTCGAATACGTCCGTCCCATCCGTGATGGTCGTGTTGAAGTCTGCCTGGATCGGGTCGAAGATTTCAGCCAGCGTCTGCCAGTAATTGAGGAAATACTGCTGGCGCGCAAACAATTCGCCCGAACGCTTCAGGCAGGACGCCGCCCGCTTGTGCAGGCCGGATCGATCCTTCATGGGCGCCGCATCATACGCCATCGATCACATCTTCCCGAGCAGGGTCTGCGACGTGGTGCCTGGCTTCTTCGTCGATCCGCTCAGGAGGGTCTTGCTCTTGGCCTGCGCGCGGCGGGTCTTGATCTCTTCCATCCGGACGCT